CCCTGATCTGGCCGGTGTAGTTGCGCACGCGCTCGGGGAAGGGCTGGGACGGAACCCATGTCACCACATCCTCATCGTCAAACGCATACGACAACATTAAGACCTCAGTTGTGCTATCTTGCGCATAGTTGTACACGCCCTTGGCGCGTAGGTCGCATGTACTGCGAGTCTCAAAATCTAACCAAAGCATTGGCATCTCCTTTCCAAAGCCCCCTGTCACGGGGCTTCAGAAAGTTAGACGCTACGGCGGCGGCGTGCTGGCGCAGCTTCCGGCTCGGCCTTTACTTCAGGCGCCTCACCATCCATCGACACCCACTCGACAATCTCAAAGACTGGCGTGTAGATTTTGCCGTAGGACTTGTGAGCGTAGTGGTCTTTCTTCAGACGCACGACTGGCACTGGCTTGGTTTGGTCTTTCTCGACTTGCTCGGCCAGAGCAACAGCCAAGGTCTGAACTGCGCGCTTACCGCCCACTGACGTGGTGGTGAAACGTGCTTCCATACCTTTGTCTTCGCCTGAAATGCACTTCAAAGACATACCGACTTGGCTCTCCCAACCTTTCTTGGCTTGAGGGGGCGCCTCATCCAAAGCAGGCAAGGGGTTGCTCACGCTGGTCATCTTTTCGCCCAACACTTCACCATCACCCCAAGCAATAAAGCCGTGGACAAAAGAGAAGGGATTGACAGCCCACACTGCGTCGTCTTCGACTTCGGTCTGATCCGCGCCGAAAACCCAGTGGCCAGTCTTGTCCATCTTGAGGATGACAACACCGGCAGGGCCGACTTCAGCTTGGATTGAACGAAGCGCAGATGACAGAGTTGAAACTGCTGGCAGGTTTGCTTGAGAGAAGGTTACTAAACTAGACATGATTTTCCTTTACTGGATTTTAGAAAGGGCAGCAGATAACTGTTTGCCCAAGAGCATCACTTCGGGGCGCGGGTCATCCGCGCTTGCCAAAGTGTTACCTGACGAGATGGCGACCACGAGGTCTTCTGGTAGGCCGAGCTTGCGTTTCTTCAACGCCTTCTCGGCCTTCGCAGGGGAGACGACAGAGGACTCCATCACTTCAGATTCTGTGAGGCCGTGTGCGAAGAGGGCGACCTTGGCCTTCTCTTCGTCTGACCATGAACGGATGGCACGCTTGGCCACCAGTTTGTATTCGGGTAACTTAGCACCTGACTCAAGCATCTGGAGCGCCAATAAGCGCAGGTCTTTGATCCAGTCCTCAAGCATGTCAGCGTTCTTAAGATAGTTGCTGATCTGCGCGGCTGGCAGGGCGTCGATCTGCACCTTCAATGCGCGGTCAACAGCGCCGGTCATCTTAGGACAGATTGGCTTGGCGGCGCACCAACGGCAGTGATCGCCAACGGCCAATTGCGCGTTAGGTTTCTCAGCCGCGTGAACCGCTTGCACCAACTCTTGCTCAAAACGGGCAATACGCATAGGCGTTGTCACCCAGCGGCGCACTTCAGGAGGTTGCACAATGACCATCTCGATCTCAGTTGCGCCTTCAAACGCCCATGCGGCTTCTTTAGTACGCATGGCAGCGGCGGCGTAGAACATCAGTTGCGGGTTTTCTTCCACTTCAACCATGACACCATCACCAAATTTCCAATCCAACACAATGGCACGGCTACCAATCCGACCAATAAGATCAGTGGAACCAAAAACACCAGGCAAAAGATCGCCGAACCCAACCCGTGTTTCGACTTCATATTCCATTGTCTGATCGGGGTCAATCGCATCGAGCGCCTCCATGGCCGGTTTGATTTTTTCGTCGATCAAATCTTGCGTGAGAATCTGATCGTTGTAACGCGCGCCGATGAAACTCTCGGGCGCATCGCCTGACGTGAGGATTTCTTCCATCATGTTGTGCAAGAGTGTGCCACGGTCGGCGTGTTCGCTTGAGGGCTTGGGCGGCATCTTCTGCACCAGCGCCACACTGCCTGGGCAGTTGATGACGCGCTTGGCTGTCGAGCCGCCTACGATATTACTGTGCTGCATTGCGTGCCTCCATCATTGCATCTGCCATTGTGTAGGCTTGATTTGCGAATGTTTTTAAGGGTGCGTTAACTTCAGAGGCTAATAAGCCTTGCATGGCTTTGGCTGCGAAGTAGTCGCGCATGGTCAAGCCATGTTCGTTGTCTGCCAAGTCAAAGTGCATGGCGGGGAACGCTGGTATGTTTTTCACTTTACTGTCCTTTCGTTTAATGAATCTTTAATGTAGCACAAAAATAATTGTTGTGCAAATCTTTTTTACATGTATACTTTGCGGCATGCGTGAAAAAGAAATTGAAATTTATTTTGACTGGGCGGTGCAGCGCTTCGGCGGCAGGACTTGGAAGTTTACTTCGCCTGGACGCAAAGGTGTAGCAGATCGCATTGCGTGTTTACCCGATGGCCAGACATGGTTTGTCGAGTTGAAAACCAAGGGCGGCAGACTGTCAGAACTGCAAAAATTATTTCAAACTGAGATGGCGTTGTTGCAACAAAACTACGCCTGTTTATGGACTAAGGAACAAGTTGATGCTTTCATTGCGTCCGTATCAAGAGACAGCCGCTGACTTTCTCTACGAGCATGACCGCGCCATGATCTTGGCGCCAGTGGGTGCGGGTAAGACCGCCATCACGCTGACGGCCATGTGGGAGATGTTGCGCGATTGCCACGTCAAGCGCTGGCTGGTGCTGGCGCCCAAGCGCGTCTGCACCGACGTGTGGCCAGTCGAGCGCCCTAAGTGGGCTGACCGCATGAGCATGGCTCTGTGCGTTGGCACACCTAAGCAGCGTCTAGACGCCCTCAAAAGCAACGCCCAAGTGGTCGTCACCAACTACGACAACTTGCAGTGGCTGGCCGAGCAAAAGCTGAACTTTGACGGCGTGGTGTTTGACGAACTTACTAGATTAAAAAACCCATCAGGCACACGCTTCAAAGCGTTCCTGAAAGTGGTTGACCCCATGACTAAGCGCTGGGGCTTGACTGGCTCATTTACCAGCAACGGTTTGGAAGACGTGTTTGGTCAGTGCAAGATTGTTGACCAGTCTTTGCTTGGCCGTTCCAAGGGCGCGTTCATGCAGCAGTATTTTGTGCTAATCAATAAGGAGTTTGGCGAATGGGCGCCGCGTGTAGGCGCGCTTGAGAAGGTCATGCGCGTAATTAAGCCTGCCACATTTGTCTTAGAGGCAGGTGAGTATAAAGACAAACTACCGCCTTTGCATACGGTCGAGATCAAGTGCGACATGGATCTCAAGCCTTACAACACGATGAAGAAAGACTTTGTGCTGGAAGGCATCACGGCGGTCAACGCGGCAGTGGTCACGGGCAAGTTGCAACAGCTGGCGTCAGGCTTTGTGTACGACACGACCACCACGCCGTCTGACTCACCAGGCAAGTTTAAGGTCGAGCAGAAGCCCATCTGGTATAGCCTGCACAAGTTTGAACGCCTTGAAGAATTATTAGACGAGAACCAGCATGCCAACACCATCATTGCTTACACCTACCAAGAAGAACTCGCCGAACTCAAGCGACGCTTCGGACACTTGCAAACCCTTGATGACGCAAACGTCATCGAGCGATGGAATGCTGGAAAGGTCAGGCTATTGGCCGTCCACCCAAAATCAGCCGGACACGGACTCAACTTACAACACGGCGGCTGTCACATGGTGTTTCTGTCGTTGCCGTGGAGTCTGGAGTTGTACGAACAGACCATTGGTCGTTTGCACCGCAGCGGGCAAAAACACGATGTGTGGTGCTACGTGATGCTGACCAACAAAACGGTCGACGAGAAAATCTGGGCGGCGCTTCACGACAAGCGCGCCATCTCTGAAATTGCCATGGAGGAACTTAAATAATGTGGCCATTCCCACCATTCCCAAACCCCAAGGACAAGGGCGCTAACGTGCCCAAGTTCAACCCTGATAACTTTGAGGACGCCCCACTATGAGTTATATCGTGGCATCGCTGCCGCCCATGAAGTGCTTTGTAAAGCGCGAGTTTTTGTACAACGACCACAAGGGGCACAACGAACTTGAGCCTGCCATCTGGGTCAGCCTCAAAGCCCTGCGTGGCCAAGTGTTCCGCATCGAGTCGCTGTTGCCCAACTACGGCGCCTTGTACGACAAGCTGCCGATCCACGCCTATGTCTGGCACGCAGACGCTGGCAATCTGCCTATTGACACGCTCCAGCTGTGGGACTGCATGGGCTACCGTTTCACGATCATTGAGAAGATTGGCTTGCGTAACCTGGGCGTTAAGTTCTTGGGCAAAGACAAAAAATGGCACTTCGGGCGCTATCTGTTTACGGTGGACTTCTGCGCCGAAGGCATGGACTTAGACACTGGCTTTACTGAGCAGGCCGAAGAGCATAAGTCTTTCAATTGGATTGCATTGGACAATGGCCAGTTTGCCTGCCAGCCCAACAACCGATGCCTGTGGTACGACCAGAGCCTGATCCCTGCTGAGACAAAGTTCCCTGACTTCCAAGCCGCGCAGCGCTTGTGGACGGTTGACGGCACACGCAAATGGTCAGCTGGCGACGATTGGTTTTATGACATTAAGGAGAGAAACACATGATCCGCACCGACGAAGACGACGAGTTTGACCGCATTGCCATGGAAAACAATCTTAAGGGGCAACCCTACTATTGGAGCGCCATGGAAGTGGTGATCTACACCAAGCGCAAGTGCCCCAACTGCACAGCCGCCAAACAGCTTTTGCGGGCTAAGAACATCAACTATGTTGAGATGGACGTTGAGTCAATGCCCGCACTACTTGACAACTTGCCCACAGGCGTGCGCCAGATGCCACAGATTTTTATCAACGGTCAGCGCGTAGGCGGTTTGGCTGGACTACAGGAAGCATTGAAATGAAACGACTAGACCTTTGGAAGGCCAAACTTAAAACGGCCAAAGCCGAAAGACGTATTAGGTATCGTAACTTTAACGCCGCCGCCCGCGCTTACGCTAATTGCAAAAAAGAGATTATTGAACTGGAGAACAAAATTGAACGACACCTGGCGAAGCCTCAATAACAAATTAAGCCGTCTGAGCGAAGAGGAAGTCCTCAGCCTGCTAAACGAAGAACGTGAAGGCGCCAAGCGCGTCTCCATGCTTCAGCGCCTTCATCAGCGCTACAACACCCTGCGCGTTGCGCGGGAGAGACTAGAACTACTCAAAGGAGCAATACAACCATGATAAATTGGACGCCACCCCAAGGCACTAAAATAACCTACCCGAGCAAGTGCTTGAACGACCCCACGTTTAACTACCAGCGCGGCTCAGATGTGCAGGCACGCTGGCGTGAGAATGGTTGGACGCCACCGTCTGAAAACATGCAACCGCCCCCACCTGAGAAAGTCCGTGCTTTTTAATTACATCGAATGCGCGCCCGTTCAGCCATGCGCCAAGTGCATGAACTGCAAACGACGCGCGCCTACTGCCCGCCTTGTCGTGCAAAACAGCAAATCCAAGGCGTGTATTTACATGCCCATCTCACTTCAAAAACAATGCACAAATTTAAATTCTGCGCCGAGTGCAAAGCAGACAAACCGCCCGAAGGCGGCGTAGACATAGGGGTTAGATGGCACTGCCAAAGATGCTGGATTAACCGAACAACCAACAGACATTTGAAACAATATGCCACGCCCAAAACCACTTGAGCCGCTTAAAGGACGCCAGATCAGGCTGACAGATCGTCACATGATGATCTTTCAAGAACTAGGCGGCATAGACTGGCTGCGCAAACACTTGGACAAGAACGCCAAAATGCCCGCCAAGTATTACCGCCTTGAATTAGACGCACCATCAAAGAGAGAGATCAATGACTAACAGACCAGACTTTTCTACTTGGAGCCAAGCCAACTTGACCAAGTTCGCAGGCGAGGCTTACGCCAAACTGTGCGAGCAGGACGACATCATTCAGCAGTTGCAGTGCGACCTCAAGACTGCGATTGAAGCGTACCGCACCTTAACTAAGGAACAAGGCGCGCTCGTCGATGCGCCGGTTCTGAAGTCCTCGTAAGACTTTACCGCCAGCCATGCAGTACTTCAGAAGTTCTTCAGCAGCGCCTTCTTTGTCGCCGCGAAGCAACTTCTGACGAAGCGTCGAACGCTGGAGTGTTCCAAGACCGACATTGAAACTAAAAGACACAAGAGCATCAAACATCCCTTGTGTAAGAGGGACAGGACAGAATCTGGCCACTCCACGCTCAAACCGATCAAGATCGCCTCTGAGAATCCCATTTACTTCTTCCTTGGAAAACTGGCGGTTATCTTCTGGGCGAAGCGCGTAAGCGCCTCTTTGATCCATTGGTAGCTTGCCTTGATCTGGATAAAGAACATGTCCGACTCCTATTGTCCACAGCTTTGCTGGGCACTGGTATGGTTTAAATCGAACACCCTCATGGTGTTCAATCATGTGCAGGCATTTGGCTGAGATGTTCATTTGCCAAACGCTCTGCCGCCAAAGTGAAACGCAATGATGCTAGCAAACAACGCTTGGGTTTCAGGATCCCACAGCATCTCGGCCAACTCAGAAAATGGCACGCCACGGCTCCAGCCGTAAGCGAACAAACCGATGTCAACAAAGACTAGCAGAAAGAAGAAACCATAAGTAATGACGGGGCGAACGCTGGCGCGGAGGTTCTTCATCCACTCGCTAGTGCCTTCGTTGAGCGCCGTGTCGTGGGCGTAGATGGCTTGCATCTCAGCTTGCTGGGCGCCAATCAAAACTTGCGTGGTGTTGGCGGCGCTCTCGGTGGCCAGCTGCTCAGACTTGATGTGTTCAATGCGCTCTTGCGCTTCAAAACCTGCCTTTCGCATTTCCAATTCGCGCTGTATTTGCATTTGCGCCAGCGCCAACTCATGCGCCTTGTCAGCGCGGTCTTGGAAGAAGTCAAGAATCTTCGGCAAACCGCCCATTAGGAAACTGATAAGGGTTGACAGTAGTGTGAGCATTATCCAAGTCCAATCATTCCAAGAAGTTTATCTACAATTTTCTTTGCCAACTCGTCAGGCAAATACTTGAGCAGGCCAAGCACCCACCAAACCACGCACAGACGCACGAAGATTTTAAGGAAAAGGTCAAACTGCTTCTGATACTCATTCATCGCCCACAGCGCGTTCTAGCGCACATATCTTGTATCTCAGCAATGCCCCAGCCGATAGCGCCAAGGAACATGACGATGACGACAATACCAATCGCCCACGCCAGTTGCTCTTGCTCTTCCTCTTTGCGCTTCTTTTCTTCTGCCTTTAGCGCCGCCATCTCTTTGGCGTCGTCTCTATCCATCTCGGCTTGCCGTGCTTTGGTGGCGTTCCACACGTCTATGCGGCCAGACTGCATAAACAGCATTTTTAACTGTTCTTCAAACCGCTTGGCCTCGTCCAGTGCCATCTCAATTTGAAGCGCCGCACCCAAGTTAGATTTGCCGCCAGAGCGTTTGGCGTGGAGCATCGCCTTAGTGGCGTTGCTCTGGGCGTCGAACATTTTGGCGATAGACGGCGCAAGACCAGCAAGGTCATTAGCAACCTTGCTTGCCTTTTTGACTACGCTAATCGCGCTTTGTAGTCCTTCGAGCGCGGTAATGGGGTCGATGATCATTTATCAACTTTACCATCCAGTTTGTCAAAGATTTTGCCAAGCATTTCCCGAACGTCTTTTATGTCGTTGCGATAGTCATCGCGTGTGACGTAATTCAAAGGTAACGCCCGAACGTCCGTGTCAAGGCGTTCAATGGATCGGTAGATGTTGTTCAATATCCACCCACCCATAAACCCTGCAAGACTGACCGCGATGTTAAATAAAACTTGAGTGTCCATCACTGCGCCATACCTGTTAGTTCAATTCTACGCACCGGCTGATTGTTTAGCGCGTTCTCGTTGTTGCGTTCGGGCGCCAACATATTGACGCCAGTAGTGACCGTGCCGGTACGAATTGCTTCTGCGGCTTTTTTAGCGCTTGTTGGCCCTAACACAGATGGATCAGAGATCAATTTAATTACGCGGTTGCGTTCAGCGGCGGGTAAAGTCTCCAACAGTTTGGCAGCGCCTTCAGGCGTTTTCAAACCTTCGGTCAGCGTACTCATCGTCTTAGTGCCAATCTTGTTCTCTAAGATTTGCAAAGCCTTGTTGGTTGTCGCAGCCACAGCGCTCAAATATGATGGCACACGCAACTTGGACATGTTGTCTAGCAACAACTGTTTCAATGCATCTTGACCCGCGCTGACTTGCTCCTTAACGGAAATTTCCGCCAATCGCTTTTTCGCTTGGTTTTGCAACACCGCCATGGCGTCATCAGCCAACTCAGTGGCGATGTTGTACTTACCTGGGCCAAGGATCTTCTCAACAGCTTCAGGCGATTCGTTTTGCACCAAGCGCACAAACGCATCTTTGTCGGCTTTCCATAAACGTAAGGCTTCGCCTGTCAGTTTCTTTTCAGCAATTGCGCTCATGCCCTTGGCATGTGCGTTTAAGTAGTCGCGCCAACCAGCGCCGCCTGCGGCTTCAATTGCGTCGTCGATTGCAGGCTTGATCTTAGACAATACGCTTGCGGCCAGATTGCGCTGGGCGGTAGCGTCTGCACCTGGGCGCAGTTGAGCAATAGCGGCGTTGACAGAATTCTTACGGATAGCCTCTAAAGCCGCCGCGTCAATAATACCGTTACTACCTGTCCACTTGGCGATGTCGTCAGCAACGTTTTTAACTGCACCGCTGATTAAATCGTTACCCGCAAATGCTGGGTTGTCGGCAGTTGATGAAATGCGCTGGATAAGAGACGCGCTTTCAAGCGGTTTGATACCTACTGAGCGAAGTGCTTTTTCAGCGCCAGTGGCTTGGGCCGCAAAACGAACAGGGTCAACGCTTGTGCCAGACCCGATTAGCGTAGCCAAGTCATTTGCTTCGCGCACGGCTGTTTCATCGGCAACGTATTTACCCAAGTCAGCGCGCTTAAGCGACGCTTCTCTCATGGGGCCAGTCACTTTGTTAAGGTTAGTTTTAGCTTGCTCAACTGTGCCACGGGCTTCAGCCGCAGTAGCGCCGCCTGCTAACCTAGTAAGGGCGTTAATAGACTCTTTGCCTTGAGTGTCTTCTAGCGCACGAAGGAATCGCGGATCGCGTGCTGTGGCGCGGTCAATCAGCGCTTGCCATGTTGGGCTGTTAATCTCAGCAGTAGCTTGCGCGGCGCTAACACCTTTGCCTTGGGCGGCGCGAAGGGCGTTAGTGACTTGTTCAAAGTCAGGGCCAAGCGCGTCTTTTACGATCTTAGCGGCTTTCTGTTGAGGGATCTGACGCAGGTCTGCGACTTTACCGGCCACATAGCCAAGCGCAGGGCCAAGAAGACGGCCACCGGCCTCAAAGGTTGCGCCTTCAAGGACGTTACGAACTGGCTCAGTAACTTGTGCTGCGCCTTGGCGTGGGGCTTTGCCGCCAATATAGATGTCAGCCAAGTTAAGCGCTTCTTTGGCCATGCCGTAGCCAAGGCCTGCACCGCCTACTGCGCCGGTTGCTGTACCAACGCCAGGCGCAACCAAAGTGCCTGCGCCAGCACCCAACAAACCGCCGCCTGCCGCGCCCAACATCTCAACGGTAGGGGTGACAAACTCACGGACGCGCTCGTATGTTGTGGGCGGCTTGCGCTCAACGGGCATGCCTGTGTCGGCGCGCATTGAAGGCTGTAAAGCCGTAGGTAATGCTGGCGCGCCTAACCCAAACTTTTGCATGATAGCCTGCTGAGTAGCAGGGTTAGCATTTGCAAAGTTAGGGTCTTGAGGCGCCCATTTGTCAAA